AGCTTGATTATTTTTAGCTTGATTATTATTTTCTTTTTTTATGAAAAAACATTTACTGAAAGTTTTCTAGCAAATATTAATAACGGTAAAAACTGTTGTGTAATTAGAAAAAGAAGATATGGGTCTGATTTTTTTTATAGTTATGATAAATCAACTTATTGTGATGAATATCATACTAATAATTTAAGAACTATAAAAGAAGGAACCAATATAAATGGTAGACCTTTTCAAATGAGTGATTGTATGGAAAATTCAGATGGTGGACCTATTTTTGGTTCTTGTAGAGAAATTGGAAGACAACACTGTGTAGATTTTATTACCGAAAAGGATTGCCTAAAATACCCTTTTTTAAAATGGGGAACTCAAGCCTGTAATACTAAATTACCTATTGAAATTGACTATTATAAATACAGTGTTAAAAATTTACCGGTATATCATATTGATGATTCATTTTAATTATATTTCATAATTCTGTTTAATATCAGATTTGTTATTTTGTTTAATTTCAGATTCATAAGTGTCATATAATTTGAAAAATAATTCACATATTATCATTATAGTATCATCTAATTTTTTATTAAGAATTTTTTTGCTTAAATTAGCTAATGTTCCAGGTGTAACACCATGAGGAAAGGTATTAGTATCAATCAATAAGAATTTATTAAAATCTACCGCACGATTATATCTAACTAATTCTGCCTGAACTGTTTTCAAATGGAATTCCAAACCATGAGAAGAAATAATACTAACATCAGATAAATCAGCAATAAATAGTTTTAAAACTTCTTCTATATCAGTTCCTTTTTTAAGAGCTATTTCTTGAGATATACCGTGAAACTGAACACAGTCATCTGGAATGTTCATACATCTTGGTTTAATAATAAATTTTTGTTTCTTTAATACTTCATTACTGTTACCGGCAATTATCCAAGAAAAAGAAACCATTCTAGCATATCCAAATAAATTTTTCTTGTAAACTTTTTCATTTTGAAATTCATGTAGACCAGTCGTTTCTGTATGAATAAAACATATTTTTTTGGGCATTAATTATTAATTATATTATTAATTATTAATTAAAGCAATTTTTTTTTATTAATATATGAGCATTTTTCTTGAAAAGAAATTAGATAAAGAATTAAATAAAGAATTAGAAGAAAAAACTAATTTAGAAGAAAGAACTAATTTAGAAGAAAAAACTAATTTAGAAGAAAAAACTAATTTAGAAGAAAAAACTAATTTAGAAGAAGAATTAGATGAAGGAAATATCGAATATAAAAGATGTTTAAAAAATATAGATAAAATAGAAGAATATGCTACCCAAATGTTATGGCGAGTTGGAGAAGGTAATGGTGAAGCTATTTATTTTTTAGGCATAGAAGATAATGGTAGTTTTTATCGATGGACTGAAGAAGAAAAAACTCAATCTATCAAGACTTTAAAAAAGATTGTTAATAAGGCTAATTTAAGAATAGTTAAAATTGATAAAATAAAATATCCTGGAAACGAGTATTTAAAAATAAAAATTAGAGAAAAAGAAAAATTATTAGTAGAAAAAAGAATTCTACTATTAGGTGAATCGGGAATAGGAAAATCTACTTTTTTAGCTAATCTCCTTTTATCAAGAATTGATGAAAAAAATAAAGAAGCTAGAATTTATTTAATGAATCATAAACACGAACTAATACAAAAGAAAACATCATCTTTTAATTATCTTTATTATATTTACAAGGGTATTAAATGGGTTTTTATAGAAGGACCAGGAGATGAAAAATATTTAAAAACAAGAAATAAAATAATTTTATCATTTGGTTCTTCAATTGACTGTTGTTTATTTTTTGAGAAAAATAATTGGAGTAGGAAAGATTATTATGTAAATTATTTAAACAAACTAAATATCCCTTACATTAATATAAATTTATATGAGACAAATGAAATAAAATTTCCAAATTACAATGGTAAAATATTGATTGATAAAGAGGATTTTTTTAAAAACACTATAGAAATATGTAATAAAAAACCGATAAATAAAACAAATAAATTAGAATTTGTTGTACTTCAATCATTTCCTAGTTTATTTATTTTAACTGGAATTTTAAAATCAGGAGAATTAAGTATAAACAACAAATATTATTTACATAGTAATTATCAGATTTATGAAATTATTATAAAGTCAATACATTTAGATTGTAAACCATTTAATAAAATTAATGCTCCAAGAACAATAAGTATATCCATAGAACCAAATGATTTAATAAAAGATTATATTGGTGTTATAACGGGCATTCCATTAATGAAGATTGATAAATATTTTATTGAAAGTTCAAAAAATACAAATAAAATAATTTATAAAGATAATAAAATTATGAATGAAACAAACTATAAAAAATATTATCAAACATATGATAATATTTTTTTGGTTAATGAGGGTTTAGGATTTAATATCTAAAATCTAAGAGAGGGTATTAAAGGAATAGGGGACAAAGGAGAAAAAGTAGATAAGGGAGATAAAGGGGATAAAGGTACATTATTAATTGGTACAATTGATGGTTCAAAGTACATTGTAGGAGGATTTACTTTTGTATCATAAGTAATTTCTGGAGTTAATGGCCAAAAATTAGTATTTATTTTTCCATCTTTATCAACATTTAATGGCCATACTGTAGGAGCTAAGGCGATAGATACTTTATTTTTTTGTCCATTATTATAATATTTTAAATTAGCTTTCATGTATTTAATTTTATCAGTAACAATTAAATTATTTATTGCCATATCGTGATTTAATTTGGCATATTGTTTTACAGCATCACCGAAAGAACTAGCTTGTAAAGTCATTGTAAATGGGTGAACGAATTGATAAGGAATAAAATTCATTTTATATTAATATAGCGTATATATTTTTATTTTTTAATTTTTTTATAATAATTTTATACTAAAGATTTATTATTTTTAATTAATAACCTATGGGTATAAAAAGCTTATTAAAATTTATTAGTGAAAAACCAGAATTAATTAAAAAAGTTAATAATAATAATTATAAAAATAAAAAAATAGCAATTGATATAAGTATTTTAATATATAGAATTATCATATCTGTAAGAAATTCAGGTGCTGATTTTACAAATCAAAAAGGAGAAATAACTTCCCATATTTTAGGACTTTTTAATAAAACTATTGAATTATTAAATAAAGGAATAATTCCAGTTTATGTTTTTGATGGTAAACCACCAATAATTAAAGCTAAAACATTAGAGAATAGAAAACAAATTAAAATGAAAGCATTTGAGAAATTAGAAGAAGCATTAAATTCAAAATTACCGGTATCAGATGAAGATAAAATTAAATATTTTAAAAGATGTGTTACAATAACTAAAGAACAATGGGACCAATGTAGAGAATTATTAGAATTAATGGGTGTTCCATATATAAATGCACCAGAAGAGGCGGATTCACAATGTGCCTATTTAGCAAAAAATGGATTTGTTGATGCAGTATTAACGGAAGATATGGATATTTTAACATTTGGTTCTCCTAAAATAGTAAGAAATTTAACATCTCATAAAATTGAAACAACAGAAATAGATTTACAGGAACTACTAAATGAATTAAAGTTAAATCAAGAACAATTTATTGAATTTTGTATATTATTAGGTTCTGATTACACACCAGGTATAATTGACTTGAAACCGATTAATATTTATAATTATTATATTCAACATAAAAATATAGAAGAAACATTGGTATCAATGGAAAAAGATAAAATCAAAATACCATTTGATTTTAACTATAAAGAAACTAAACATTATTTTATTAATCCTAATATTTTAGAGGTTAATGAAGAAGAATTAAAAATAAGAAAACCAGATAAGAATAAATTAATGAAAAAATTAGTTAATGATTATGGATTAATTAAATTTTTGATTAAATCAAAGTTAGAAAAGTTAGAGGCTTTATTTAACAATAATAATATTTAGAAATTCAAAAATTTAATATTTAACATTTGATATTTGTCTATAAATTCAATAACATCATTATCGGATAAATTAGACTTTTTAGAAAAATATAATAGAAAATCAATTAATGGTTTCTGTCTAATTTTACTTTCAATATCAAAATAAATATTACGAATTGGAAATTTAGAAGCCCTTAATAATTTATCATAAAAATGATCAATCATAGAATCGCTAGAGCCTTTATATGATTTATAACGTTCCTCTGAAGCTAATTTCCATATTTCTTCTTCCGTCTCTGGTCTAGGAGTATTTATTGTATGTAAAGGATTTGAGGTTGTTTTACCATATTTCCAACATCTTTTAATACCAATCAATCCAATAGCCTCTAATCTATCAGCATATCTTGGAATCAACATCCATTCTAGCATTCCATCGGGTATATTATCCCCATTTTTAGAAGAACTTACCAAATCAATCATTTTAATAACAAAATCAATAAACTCTTGATTTTCTCCTTTTAAGATTTCTCTTACATTTTCATAATTCTTATTATTTGGGAAAAACTTTCTATCATCGGCATCATGTAATAGAGCTGCTAAAAGTACCATATTTCTTTCGTTACTTGTAATGGAATACTTTTGAGAATCCAAAGCCATTCTAGCATTATTTAAAACACTAATACAATGTTCTATTCCATGGGAGTTACAAACATTATTGTCGGATAGTAATTTTCCTAGTTTACTTATGTAATTATTTAAATCCATAACTGTATTATAATATGCTTTAAAAAAAATATTTCAACTTTTTAAAATATTTTTTCTATTTACAACCTTTCTTGAAACCAATTACACCACAAACTAATCTTTTTCCGGCGTGTCCAGTTGTTAAAGAATCATCTTGTCCACCTAATCCTAAATCATCTTCATCTTCGTGAACAATAACACTTCTACCTATTACACTATAAGGACCAGATAACTTTACCAAGGTGTCCACCATAAAAAAATCACAGTTTCCATTTTCATCTCCTTCTAAATTTCCAAGGTCACCTACGTGTCTTTCAACTAAATTAGGTCCTCCATGAGATTTATTAAAAGGATTATAATGAGCACAAGCGCTAGTGCAACCATCAGTTAAATCACCAGATTCGTGAATATGAAATCCATGTTTTTGATTAGGATTTAATCCGGATACATTACCACTTATTTCAGTGCCGTTGGATGTTTCTTTGAAATAAACTACACCATTTATTTTGTCAGATTTAAAGACACAAACTGCTTCTACATTATAAATTATTTCTATATTATCAAAATTTTCTTTTTTGTTTAAAAATACTCCATCTGCTTTATACATTATTATAGGTTATATTTTAAATTTTTTTTTTCAAAACCCTTTTTAGTTTATTATAGAGTTTACTAGAGTATACTATATCGGGGGGTTACTAGAGTATACTAAATTGGGCTATATTCTTAACATCGTCTAAAATAAAATAGTGACATTTAGATAAAAAGTTTGAACTCGAACAATCAAACAGTCCATCTTTTAGATTACCTTTAAGAACCGAATAATATATTTCATCCAAATTATAAAAAAGGTTCATATTTGCTTCTATAAAATTATTTATTTTAGGTTTTAAATTTTCAGGAATATCTATGACATTAAGAAATTCTTTAATTTTATTATATTTTATTGGAGTTATATATAGTAATAATTCTAAAGGTTTCAAATTTAATTTCTTTTCTGTAAATCGATAATTTAAACTTACTGGATTAAAATAATTTATGATATCTCTTAATAAAGGAGACTTGTGAAATTTATAATACCAAAATTCATCGACATTTTTCCTTTTAAAATAATAATTGATTAACCATTGAAATCCTTTCAAATAGTCTTGAACCATTTGTTTAGGCTCAAGTTTTTCATAATAATCTTTTTTATTAAGTGTGTCAAAAAACTTATTAGTTGGATTAAAAATTTGATAATAGTTATCTAGTTTTTTTTCAATCATATAAAATTCTCTTTCTCTCCTAGACATATCCTTCATATTCATCACGTGTTTTTTCTCTTTTGAATTATAAGTTATTGGTATAAACTTTTGATATCTTTTAGCGTCTTCTATTTTTTGATTAAAATTATTTTTAAATCTTAGATTGCTTAATGCTTTAATTATTTGATTATTATTATAAAAATAATATTCTAATTTACCGTATTTGCTTGTTGTATTTTGAGGTGATAAATCTAAATAAAATATCATATTTGGATTATATTTTTTATTTTTAATATCAAGTAATAAATTTATTTGAGTAGCGTAATTAAAATTTTGGTATTTATATAGTCCAATATTTCTTTTTAATAATAATGTTTCATATTTTGCTAAAAAAGAAAAATAATTATGGAAACTTTTTGGTACAATATCTAAATTTTCATTTAATAAATAATCATTATCAACATAATTTATTATATAACTATCTAATACAAAGTATAAGTCTATACCAATGTTAATTTCTTCTAATCTAGGTAAAAAGTCATTACCAAAAATAGTAAAGATAAAGGTTAAATCTAGAATATATCTTTTGAAATCTATTTTTTTATTAACCTTATCTTCAAAGTAAAAATTAAAATAATCAATTAATTTGTTTATATAAATAATATTTAAAATTTGAGCATTCTGGTCAAATCTTAAAATGTTTACCTTAATATCTTTCTCGTATTGTAAAGCTCTTATTATCATACACAAAATAATTAAATCAGCATCTGGACTATAAATAACAAAATCCGTAATATTTTTTTCTATAATATAATCAAAAATTTTAAATTCACCTTCACCATCTTCATTATAATCAGAAATTATGGTTTTAACAGGAAAATCAATTTTATTTAAAAAATCAACTAACTTTTTCATAAATTTACTACCAGGACTAATTAAACTTTTACTAAAAGAATATGGAACGGAATGATTTGTTAAAAGCATATCAACAAAATCACCAATAAATCTTCTTTCTTTTTGCTCTAATATTTTAGAAAATGTTGGAACACCATCAATTGCAATATAAATTAATTTACATTCAATTGACTCTAATAGACCAAGTAGATATTTTTTTATTTCTATTAATATAATTTCCTCTAATATAATTTCTTTATTGTCATCTATTTTATAATTACTATAATTATCATTATTGATTAAAGTTTTAATTAATTGACTAGAAATATTATGAATTATAGAATTAAAATCAATTAAAAAAGTATCACATTTAATATTATGAAATACATCAACTACTTTAAAATTTTTATTAATTGCACTAAAAAATCTTTCAATACCCATTATTTATAATTAGATTATAAATAATGTCTACTAAATATAGTTTACTCATAGTTTATCATTTTCTTAGTAATCGTAATAATACATTAGATCTTAAATCAGGATTTTCAAGTTTTAGTCCTGGAGCATTACCTAAATTATTAAACCAAGCATAAAAGGGTGTTGTAGATAAAACTCCACCAGTATTTGGAGTAACACCCAATGGTCCACTTGCACGAGAAGTACTACATACCGAAATTTGTTCTTTATTATTCATAAATCCAACAATCAGTGTATAAAACTGCTCAACAGTAAAAGTATTTAAACTATTTTGTGTATTTAAATCAGCTAAATATAAAAAGGTAGCATCTAGAGCAGTGGTGAAAAAACCGTGTCTTAAATAATTATTATTTGCATCTTTATAAACAGAAGGATTTCCACTTATATCAAAACCTGAAGAACTTAGTGGTATATAGTCTTCACCTGCTGTTCTATTATCTCTAGTACCGGAAAATTGAATAATATTAGCTAATGATACAGTATTTGCATAAGTATTATTTGGTAATAATTTTCCTAATTTACTAGGGTATAAGGCTTGGTCAATATTAAAGGTGGTTCTATTTCCATTCCCATCTACTGTATATGCAGTAGTAAATAAATTATCAACATCTGAATTTGATAATTTTCCACTGGTATTTTGATAAATATAGGTAAATTTGGTAGTTCCATTTGCATTAAGAATAAATTTAGCAACATTTACAAAAGGTAAATTACTGAAAGTACCACTGTGACAATCATCAGTAAAAATAAATACTGTTTTAGTTTTTGGAATTTTCTTTAAAATTAAAAATATAGTAGTATCTAATAATTTACTTGTTAAAAAAACTTTTCCATTTGAATTAGTTACAAAAAAACTATTTGTAGGCGGATTTTCTGCTTCTTCTAATAAAGCTTGTTGTCCGGAAGTATATAATGGAACACCATCATTCCAGCCAGTAATATCTGTTAAAGTATTTTCAAAATTATTTATATCTTCTCCTGTAGCTCCATGACCAGCAAAATATAAAAATAAAATATTTTGAGACGATTTAGCCCATTTTTGCATTTGAGTAACTATATTTGCTCCATTGGGATATAATGGATTTTTAGCAGGACCACCACCTATAGATGAATCATCTTTCATCCATACAATATTAGCACTTGAGTCGATAGAAGTTCTAATTCTTTTTATAAATAATTCAGCGTCATTCCAGCAACCAGCTAATTCTACTGATTTTCCAGGATAATTATTTGAAATTACCAAGGCTGAAATTCTACCTATTGTAGTAGAAACAGCTCTTGGATTAATTTTATTTTCAGGATTATTATTGTCAGGGTTTATATTATTGTCAGGTTTAATATTATTGTCAGGTTTAATATTATTGTCAGGTTTAATATTATTGTCAGGTTTAATATTATTGTCAGGTTTAATATTACCTTTTAGCATTAGAAGTTTTAAATTAGACATATATAATTAATTATTATTTAAGGTTAGATTTTTTTTAATTTATGGAGTAAAACATCTATCTAAATTAAATATATATGGTTCCAAATCTATAAAATCAATCATTGAAATTTCAAATTTTGTTAAATATAATATGAATTCATCATTTTGATGAAATTTTAAATTATTTAAATAATAAAACAATAACATTTTGTCATTAAAACAATTTAATAATTCCGTTGAAGATAAATTAAATTTAATTTTTTTAACATCATTGTATATCTGTAAAACAATTTTTAACCAGTTTTCAGTTATTACAATTAAATGAAGAAGTAAAAACTTTTTAAAATTTAAATTAGAAGGCAATAAATATCTTGCTATAGAAAAAATATTAATTATTCTTATAAGTTTATTATTTGTTAAAGCGTGTCCGGAGGTTTTTGTATTTTCAATTATACTTTGAAAAACTTTAATTTCATCGCTATTTAATCCAGCGTAATAATTTCTAACAAAGTTATTTTTATAATCACTAAATTTATTATTAATAATTTGTCTAATTTCGTTTATATTATTATCATTTTTTAATTGATTAATATAATTTTTATATTTTTCTAATTCTGTTAAATTATTTATATTACTTACTATATTTTTTAATTTTTCTAAATTATTTTCTTCTCCTTTTTCATTTATATAAATACTAACTGAAGTATCTTCAATATTTGAAACAAAATTATTCATCATTAAAAATTTATCATTATCTTCAAAAGTTATTGATAATTTTGGTGTTTTATTAACTTTTTCATTATCATATAATAAATTTAAGTTATCAACAATTTCTCTACCTGGTAGACAAAAAGGTATATTAATTAATTTATTCATAATATATTTACTATCATAACTATTAATAAAATATTTTATTTTGTAATAGTTAGTTAAAGCCTCGTAAATTTTTTTAGAATCATAAGTTAGAAATATATAAATAGGACAATCAGAATACTTTAATAAATTTAATACTTTGACTACTAAATAAACCTTTTCAATAGAACATTTATCTAAATCATCTATTAATAATATTAATTTGCAATTGTATTCTTTAATTACTGGATCCACAAATTTAAAAAATTCATTTTTAATTTCATTCATAAATCCAACTTCTTTAGACCAGTCTGGTTTTTTAATTTTACTTAAAATTACATTTGATAATGAATAAATTAAATTATAACCTAAAAAATATAAATCCTTATATAATAAATATAAAGATAATGCGCTTAAAATAAATGTAATAACTATATTAATTGTTGAATTATTATTAAAATATAATATTATTGCTACAATTAATAAAATCATAATTACTAATTTTAATGAAAAATAAATTACCGATATAAAACTAGGAAAAATATTTCTTTTAATTCTTAACCATCTTAAATTTAATTTGCCATATTTATTTTCCAACGCATCGTGAATACTTATTAAAATACTAGCCCATATAGTATCATCAGCTTCAAAACTCCAAGGATTAAATTCAATAATTATATTATTTGTATTATTATTTTTAATTATAGTTTTCTTTAAACTACTGAATACATCTGTTTTTCCAAAATCATCACTACCGATTATACCAAAACATAATGGTGGTTGATTATTATTATCATTAATAATCTTATAAAAAGCTTCTCCATACTTGTCATATTTTGTTTTTTGGTCATAAAATCTATCTTTAATAATATGAATTCCTGAATTTAAATCAAATTTCTCTTTCATTGGTAATACATCTAATTTAGGATTTTTATTTGGTAAAGACCATCCTTCTCCTGATGGTAAAAAAAATGATACACTCTTAAAAATTATATATTGATAAACAATTATTTTACCTATTTTTTCATTATTTTTAATTATATCTAATTCAGAAACAATTGGATTAGGTATTTTAAATAAATTATAAGAAGGTTTAACAGTTTTATTTAACAAAGTGAAACTTCCAATAATATTTTCCTGTTCTAAATTTTCCAATATTATAAAATCTATTGGTGATTTATCATTGTAGTTAATTATAAATTTCCAATTAATAATTTCATCAGTGTAATCCCATAATATTTCTGTATTTTTTATTATTTTATCGTGGTATAACTTAATTTTAATATCAATTGGTGTATTTATTTTATCGTTTAAAAATGAAATTTTTTTAAGGACAATTCTATTTTCCATATTTTTAATTTGGATATCTTCTTTATATAATATTTTCCTTTAAGAAAAAATTGTTATTTATAGACTAAATTTATAAATATAGTATATAATGAATCCCAACAATCCTGACTCTGACGGACTAAACAATCTATTATCTTTTCTAAAAAATAAGAGAAAAAGAAGTGAAACTCTTGTTTTAAGTTCAGATGATGTAATGTTTGATATTAAATTAATTTGTATAGATAGAATGATTGAAGATTTAAAAAATAAGAAATTAAACAGCAAAGATTTACATAATTATATGTGTGATTTAGAATTTACATTAGAAGGTATTAAGAATATTCTAGAAGAAAACACCAAAGATAAATCAGCGGGAAAAAGTTCATTAATAGCAATGATTACGGTTCATATACAATTGGTTAAAGAAATTAAAGCAGGTAATTCTGAAAAAGGCTTTAATGTTATTAAATTTTTAAATGGAGAAAAAGAAAAAACATTAAAACAAAACAAGGATAAGAAGAAGAAACACGAAGTTTATGAATCAGAATCAGAAGACGAATCATCAAGTGATGAAGATGATAAGCCAAAAAGAAAGAAGAGTAAGAAAGTTCCCAAAGTGGAGGAAAATGATGATGGTGACGATGACGGAAACGATGACGGAGACGATGGCGATAACGATGATGGAGACGATGGCGATAACGATGATGGAGACGGAGACGATGAAGATGATGAAGATTACGATAAGAAGATGAATAAGAAATTATTAAATAATAAAATGTGTAAGGAATTCCTTGAACAAATGTATCGCGGTAAAAACCAAGATATGGAAGATGAATCAATAAAATATTTTTCAAACTTACCCAATAAGGACCGTAAGATTGCCTTACAAAAGTTAAAAGATATCAATGATTATCAAAACAAAGACAAACCTATTTTATTTCAAATTATGGGACTAGATTTACCGGTAGCGCAAAAAAATCACATTTTAAAAAATTACATTACGGTTTCTACATCTAGATTTGAACAAAACAAGTTAAAACAATGGGTAGATTCCGTAATGAACATTCCATTTGGTGTTTACAAAGGAACCAATCTAGATTCCATCAAACCGGAAAAAGTAGGTGAATTTATCGATAAGCTACAAAGGTGTATGGACAATGCCGCCTATGGTCACGATGAAGCCAAGAGACAAATCATTCAAGTGATGGGACAATTGATTAGGAATCCAAAGTCAAAAGGTAATATTTTAGGAATCTATGGACCGCCGGGAAATGGTAAAACAAGTCTCATAAAAGAAGGCATTGCAAAAGCCATGGACAAACCCTTTATCTTTATTTCCTTAGGTGGTGCAACTGATTCTTCTTTCTTAGAGGGTCATTCTTACACCTATGAAGGTTCTATATATGGTAGAATAGCAAATGGTTTAATTACCAGCAAAGCGATGGACCCTATCATTTATTTTGATGAACTAGATAAGATTTCTAAGACTCCTAAAGGTGATGAAATCATTAATATTTTAGTCCATTTAACTGACCCAACCCAAAACAGTCATTTTAGGGACAAGTATTTTCACGGAATAGATATTGATTTGTCTAAAGCGACAATGATATTCTCATTTAATGACCCAAGCAATATTAATCCCATTTTGCTAGACAGAATTACAATGGTAGAAACAAAATATCTATTAACCTCTCAAAAAATCCACATTGCCAAAAACTATTTACTTCCGGAAATGTTTAAGGATATTGGATTAACTGAAAATGCGGTAGTCATTAATGATGATATCATTAGAAGTATAATTAATAAATATACTCACGAAGGCGGTGTAAGAAAATTAAAATCTATCTTATATGCCATTATAAGAGAAATTAATCTTGCCAATTTAATAAATAGCAAGATTGATGATAGAAATATCACTTTCCCATTTACACTAAAACAAGAAAACATTAAATCCCTATTAAAACACAAAACAGAAATTGAACCAGATAAAATTAACAAGATGCCTAAATGCGGTATTGTAAATGGTTTATATGCTGGTTCTTTAGGAATAGGTGGTGTTTTACCGATTGAAATAGTTTGGATACCTTCTTCTAAACCTCTTGAATTGAAAGCAACCGGACATTTAGAAAAAGTAATTAAGGAAAGTACAGAGGTTGCTTGTTCTTTAGCTTGGAACTATTTAGAAGATAGTGTTAAGGATAAATTTTTAAATTTCTGGAAAAATAAGCCAATGGGTTTCCACATCCATTGTCCAGAAGGTGCAGTACCAAAAGATGGACCAAGTGCAGGTGCTGCTTTATCAGTTGCATTATATTCTCTTTTAACTAATAGAAAGATTAGAAATAATATTGCAATGACCGGAGAAATTAATCTTCAGGGCAAAGTAATGGCTATTGGTGGATTAGAAGAGAAACTGGAAGGTGCTAAAAGAGCTGGAGTAAATATAGCCTTAATTCCGAAAGAAAATGAGAAAAATCTGGCTAAAATCCGCGAAAGAAATGTATCGTTATTTGATGATACTTTCAAGATTGAAATAATAGAAACATTTGATGATGTCATCAAACACGCTCTCTTACCATATTCCACTAAGGATACACCTATGGTAAAAGGATTTTTCGGAGATCCTTCAACAATAGAACCTTTAGATTTGGAAAAAAGTTAAATTTTAATTTAACTCATATTTGATTTATTTTTTAAGAAATTTATAGAACTAGTTTCAACCAATAATCCTCCATTAACATATATTCCATAATTCATTTTAATATCAGGATGTTCAAGTGCCAAGTGCCATATCTTATATGATTCAGGTGAATTCCAAGGTTCAGCTTTTTCATCTATACAAGCCATTAATCGGTATTTTTTATCGGTTACAAAAATACTTTTAAGATATTTAATAGTCTCTTCTCGTTGTTTATCAGTTAATGTATCAACTAGAATAGAATGACAACCAGTTATGTATAAATCTTCCGTTAATTCTGGATAATTTTTTGGGGAACATTTATACAAACGATTTTCAATTCTTTCATCATTACCGGGGTTTTGAATTAACCCACTTTTAATTAGTTCAACCTTTTTATAACCATCACGACTTGTTTTAACTAGGGTTCCTGGTTTAATGGTTTCGATTGGTATATAAGTTGCTTTATTATCTACAAAACACAATACTTTAGTGCCTTCTAAAAAACAGGGTGCGGATGGATAGACATAATAACTTACATTTGCTAAAGTAAATAAATCAAATCCATTACTATAGACACCAGAAGGTATATCACCACTAGATACGGAAGCTACCCGCCAAGTGGTATAATTACCAATACTTCCAGAATTAAAATATTGGGTATCTCCTAAAATTAAAGTATATGGA